GCCGCATGAGCGCGATCAAGTCTGTATCCGGCGCGTCAAAGCCTGTCGTGAGCACCTGAACATTGACCAGCGCCGTGATCCGCTTGGCTTTGTAGTCAGCTAAGATCTTGGCGCGTTCACCGTTTGGCGTTTCACCTGTGACCATCTCGGCCGATATTCCGCGATCACGCAAGACATCGCGGACGTGTTCTGAATGCTCAACGCCGGCACAGAAGAACAGCCAACTCAAACGGCCGTCGGCACGCTGGATAACTTCGTCCACGATCGCGGCATTCTTGTCTGCCGTGTCGACGTGCTTCTGCAACTCGGATTCAATGAAGTCACCCCCGCGCTTATGGACGCCGATCGTGTCCAGCTTGGCAGACGTGACCTTTGACCGCAACTGTGTCAGGAATCCTAGGGCTTGCAATTCTTCGATCTTGACCGGCTCAATCAAGGCATCAAAGATGGCTGGCTTGTCGGTAATCAGGCCATGGCCGAGGCGCCAAGGGCTTGCCGTGAGTCCGATGACTCGAATCGCTGGATTGATTGTCTTGAGATCGGCCAAGAAATCACGGTACGTTCCTTCGTCCTTGTGGCCAATGGCATGGGCCTCGTCTGCGATCACCAAGTCAACATGGCCGACTAGTTCGGCCTTTCGGTGAATTGATTGGATCGAAGCGAACGTGATCGCGTCGATTTCCTTCCGGCGTAAACCGGCAGCGTAGACGCCAAGGGGCGCGTTCGGCCAGACGTGGCGCATTTTTTCCGCGTTCTGCTGAACCAATTCTTGCACGTGGACCAGCATCAGTATTCGCGTTCCTGGCCAGCCTTGAACCGCTTGTCGGCAGATCTCCGCAACGATTACAGACTTGCCGGCGCCGGTTGGAAGAACTAAACAGGGATTGCCCTCGTTGTTTGCCAGCCAGTCGAAAGTTATCGTCACCGATCGAGACTGGTATTCTCGAGGCGCAATGGTACCGCCGAAGGCTAGACCGACTTGGCCAGACTTTACTTCAATGGCCAATTGACGATTTCCTCTTGTTCCTCTTGGTTGCCAGCCAATGCCGAAGGCCCGATGAGCTCGCGCGAGTCGATTCCATCTTCGCCGTTGATGACTTCTTTTGGCTGTTCTGTTCCTGTAGAGCCAGCGCCCTCAGGAATCACGTAAACAGCAGAATTCCCGATACCTTCCTTCATCTCCCAAGGCACCAAATCAGGGTGAATCACATGCGACCGGCAACCAACTCGCTGAAAATCAACGGGAATCGCGCCGCTCTCGGGGTGGAGTGCGCAAGTCCATGTTCCGTCATGTTCGGCCGTACTATGCGCGCAAGTTCTGCAGTTCGTCTCTTTCGTCGTCTTGGTGACGTGGCAGAACTCATGCATGGCGCACATCTTGCATTCATACCATGACGGGTCGGTCGACAAAGGCGCGGGCATTCTGTCCGAGGTCGAAATGCGCTGACCTCGGGCAATGGCCTTTCGGGCCACCTCTTTGTCGAGGCGGATACGTTCAGTGTAAATCGAATCGTCGTTTTTGTTTACGGCGGTAAACAGGGTCCGGTCAATCTTGCCGAAACCGTTCTCTTCGATGAACTTAGGTTCCCAGGTGCCAAGCAAATACCCTTGAGCCTGGATCCAATATTCTGGCTTGGACTTCTCGACGCCATTCTTGACGACATCATCGAAAGCTTTCTGCCCCATGGTCTTATTCTCCCAGAGGTGCGGCTTTTCTGGCGCCTCAGGAACGCCGGAGACGATGACCCCGTCCATGCTGCCGGAGACGTGGCAGGTGGGCGGTGCATCGGCATCTCTTGAAACCTTTGCGACCCCGGTGGAGCCTACGGCGATCGGTGCAAACTCAACGCGCTTTTGGTCGAATCCAGTGAACCGGAGATCAAGGCCAGCTTTGCGCAAAAGGCCGGCCATAACCGGCTCCTCGTTGTGTCCGCGCTGGAATAGCCGAAGAATCCGGCCTTTGAATCGCTCGATGACCGCGAAACGGAAGCCGAGCCATAATTTTCGGTCACATGGATGGCCGAGTGTGGACACGCCCATGTGGGCGCGTGGAGGCTCTTGGTGGGTTTCGAGGTAGTTGTCAATTTTGGTGAGAAGCGGATTGGTGACTTCGGTGGGGAGTTTGCTCACGACAATCCCTTGACCGGCCAAGTTCCCTTGGTCGACTTGAACCGTTTGAGAAGTTCCTCGATTCCTTCCGTTGCCAGGTACTCGGTATAGGTCGAGGGCACCTTAAATTCTCCCGGCTCGCGCGAGTTCTTGAGAGCATTCTCAATCTCGGAAATCAAGGCTTCATCGGACAGCCACGGACGAATGAACTTACGTTCGTAGCTGTTGATCCTCAGACTCTCGTAAGTCTCGAGCGTGATCCGGGTATCCATCTTGTCGCAATGCCTGACCATGTCCTGAACGTTTTCGTCAACGTGAGACATGAATTCGGCTCGTCGTTTCGCCAGATGGTCCTCAAAAATCTTGAATGCCATTTTCTTTCTCCTTTCAGGGCCTGGGCACGTGTCATCCGGTTAAAACTTCGCCCCATGCTCACCACCTGGTTTAAGTCCAGGAACTCCCCAACGTCGGGCCTACAGTTCAGCCGCTCAGTTCGTCACTTCTGCCAGGGCGCCTTGGTAGACGCCGGCACGGTAGCCGGCTTCGCGACAGCGCCAACAGCGCCAACGGCCGGCATCGGAGCCGGACCGCCTTCGATGGCCTTCCAGCCCTTGACCTCGTTCCGCTGTTCGTAGCCCTCCTGGGGCTTCGACATGCCGACCTTGATCTGAAGGTTGCCGCCGATCAGCTGGTCGGTGTCCTCGATCTTAGCGAGGCCGATCGCGCCCATGACGCTTCCGAGCTGGCCCATGCCGATCCGCTCGGCTTCGCTGTTCCGGTTCTTGATGTTCAGGTTGCCGAAGATCACGCGGCCGGCGTGAGTCGGACCGGTTACCGTGTACTGGACTGCGATGTACTGGCCGTCGTTCGCCTTGGTGTTCTTGAGTTCCGCGGCCTTGATCTGCGCGGTGTACCAACCTTCGGGGATGGGGTCGAAGTTCTGACCTTCGGGCAATTCCGATTGGTTGAGAGTGATTCCGAGTGATGCCATATGTTAAGCGCCCTCCTTCGGCGTAACTATCTCGATACTGAAACTAGGCCGTCCCGGCGTCGTGGTGATCGCCCCGGCCAGTTTGTCGGTGATGCTCTTGTCGGTGGCTTTCCAGGCCGCGAGGCGCAAGTCAGGTTCCCACTTAAAGAGCGTCGTCAGGAACTGCTCAAGACCGGCCTCGCGGGCCAAGTCCTGCAGTTCGTCGCCGTTGACCTTGCGGTTCATGCGTCCGACGATCTTGACTTTGTAGGACTGCCCGGAAGCGGGGTCGTTGGACTCGAAATTCTGCGTTCCTTCATCGATCGCCGTGAATCCGAAATCGCGGGCCATTTCGTCCTCGAGATGTCTTCGGGTTTCAACGGCGACCCGTTCGGCTTCCTTGGCTGCGAGCCACTGGGCGGCTTTGCTTGCGGGGATCACTTCGGAACTCCGCGCATCTTGGCAATGATTTTGCCTAGGTCTGGCTCTTCCCAGAACTCAAGCTTGCCAGACCGATCCTTGGCTGTCCAGAGACCATCCGAGTCCGTCATGAGTGCGCGGATACGCTCGCCCTGTTCGTTCTTTTCGACCCTGAGCGCCAGGACTTCGTCAAAGTAGTAAGGCAGACTCTGCCCGACTTTATTGCCTGGCATCGACGGCGCCCACATGACGCGGCCAGCCTCGTCCGTGCTTTTCTCCGTCTTGGCCGACATATAGACGTGCTTTCCTGCGATGTCGCGGAATGCCCGGATTAGGTCGCCCATCTGATCCGAAAGCTCTCCATACGCCTGCCGAGGGTCTTTCGCGTTTTTCTTGGCAGCGGACAAGACGACTTCCGCCACTTCAGAAATAGAATCGAGCGCCACAGACTCGAATTTTCTGGCCTCTTCCGAAGAGGTTGCCCATTCATAAGAGTCCATCAGGTCAGTCATGTTTCGCACCTCAATATAAGGCACGTCCTGACCGGCCAGTGCAAGCAAACCACCTTCGGCCGAGATTGCAATCGGCGTCGGCAGAGTCTTGATGAGAGTCGTCTTACCGGCGCCCGAGGTTCCATGAACCAGGATGCGAGCAAAGATCGACTCCCAGTTTTTGGTCGTCTTGAGTTGTACACTCATATAGCTCCTTTGGCTGTCCTCGCGGTATCAGCCGTGCTTTCGGTCGGTTTTCCTGTCGAAAGCTATGGACATAATATGACGCACCATCTACTCTGTCAATATCATTCCTGATGGAGGCTCGAAGAAATGGCACAGATTTCTACCCGACTTGAACGACTCCGACAAAGACTCAAGGACAGGCGACTTTACATAGTTGCCGAAAAGACGGGATTGTCTTACCAGACGATTCTCAAGATCGTAGATGGTAGCACTGCCAATCCTACGATCAACACCGTCGAAAGCCTTGAGGCCTATCTTGGCCAGGAGTCAACCGTTGGGCAATCTCACTGAGATTTTTGGCGACCATATTCCCAAGCACGACCCGCCAGAAGTTCAGCTTCGATCGGCCATGGTCAACGCAGGGCAGACTCCACCGGACGTGATTGTCCTAGACGGCAACCTTCACCGATACGACGACCAAAAGGCCAGCGGTGACGCGCTTTGGTATGTTGCCTTTGATACTGGCATGGTACCCGGCGGAGCTTTCGGTTCATTCCGTGCCGGAACTCAAATCAATTGGAAAGGGGACATTGGACGACAGCTTTCTATGGCCGAAGAAATGGCCTATCGATCGGC